AGAGATAGACATGCACACAAATAACTATTTAAGTTCTGACTACCAAAATTTTATTGCACTATCACGTTATGCCAGATGGAGAGAAGGTGATCAAAGGCGTGAAGGTTGGCTTGAGACAGTAGAGAGATACTTTAACTATCTTGAGAACTATGTAAAAGATAAGTATGGTTATATGATGCCTGATGATATACACAAGAAACTATCTAGTGCAGTACAGGACTTGAATGTTATGCCAAGTATGAGAGCATTGATGACAGCAGGTGCACCATTAGACATATGCCACGTGCCTAGTTACAACTGTTCATACATGACAGTAGATACACCAAGAGTGTTTGATGAGTGCATGTACATTCTTATGTGTGGCACAGGTGTTGGTTTCTCTGTTGAAAGACAGTACACAGATAAGCTACCTATAGTTAATGAAGAACTACATAGTTCTGATACAGTAATTAAGGTAGGAGACTCACGTGTTGGATGGGCAAAGTCTTTAAAAGAATTACTAGCTATGCTATACTCTGGTCAGATACCTACATGGGATGTTAGTGCAGTGCGTCCTGCTGGTGCTAGGCTAAAGACATTTGGTGGTAGGGCATCTGGTGCTGCACCACTAGAGGATCTATTTAACTTCTGCATTGAGAAGTTTAAAGGTGCAGTAGGACGTAGACTAACCCCACTAGAATGCCATGACATCATGTGTAAGATAGGTGAGGTTGTAGTTGTAGGTGGTGTAAGACGTAGTGCATTGATCAGCTTGTCAGACATTGATGATGACCAGATGCGTCATGCTAAGTCAGGACAGTGGTGGGAGAATGAAGGACAGAGAGCACTAGCTAATAATAGTGTAGCCTACAGTACTAAGCCTGACATGGGAACATTCATGCGAGAGTGGACATCACTGTACGAAAGTCAGTCAGGTGAACGTGGTATATTCAACAGACAGTCAGCACTGAAGCAAGCATCTAAAACTGGTAGAAGAAATGGTGATCATATATTTGGTTGTAACCCATGTTCTGAGATTATACTAAGACCATTTCAGTTCTGTAACCTGTCAGAAGTAGTCGCACGTAATACTGATACACTTAAAACACTTAAAGAGAAAGTAAAGTTAGCTACTATCTTAGGTACATTACAATCTACACTAACTGATTTTAGATACCTACGTAAGATATGGAAGATTAACACAGAAGAAGAAAGGTTGTTAGGTGTATCTCTTACAGGTATCATGGACTGTCCACTGTTAAATGGCACACAACAGAGTCTTAGTCTTCCTAAGATACTAGAGGAACTAAAGCAAGTAGCTGTAGACACCAACAAAGAGATAGCAGAAGCAATAGGTATTAACATGTCAGTAGCTATTACATGCGTTAAGCCATCAGGTACTGTGTCACAGTTGGTAGATAGTGCCAGTGGCATTCATGCAAGGCACAGCCCATACTACATTAGGACAGTACGTGCTGATAACAAAGACCCCATGACACAGTTCATGGTTGATATGGGTATACCTAATGAGCCTGACGTTACTAAGCCATTAGACACTACAGTGTTTAGCTTTCCTACTATCGCACCAACAGGGGCTGTGACACGTAATGATATGACAGCTATAGAACAATTAAATTTATGGCTAACGTATCAAACACACTGGTGTGAACACAAACCATCTGTTACAATATCAGTTAAACAAAATGAATGGATGGAAGTAGGAGCATGGGTATATGAAAACTTTGATGATCTATCAGGCATTAGCTTCCTACCTTACAGTGAGCATGTGTATAAACAAGCTCCCTATCAGGAGGTAGATAAGTCTACATGCATGGAGATGGTTAAACGTATGCCAAGTAGGATAGATTGGAGTAAGCTATCTGACTACGAAAAAGAAGACGGTACATCTGGAGGCAGGGAACTAGCCTGTTCAGCAGGTGTATGTGAAGTTGTTGACTTAACTGCATAAGGAGTATACAATATGATTGCACTAGATATAACAGACGATATGGTAATGGAAGCTAGGCACAAGATGTTAGAGATGGGCATGTTACAGCAGTCCATCTTGAATGGTGGAGGTACACTAGCAGGTTTCATAGGGGAGCAGGTAGCTCTGAAAGTAATGGGAGGTAAGTGGTTGAACACTTATGACTATGATATCATGCTTGACAATGGTAAGACAGTAGACGTAAAGACAAAGCAGACAAGTGTACCTCCACTAAGTCATTACGAATGTTCTGTGGCTAAGTTAAACACCAGACAGAAGTGTGACATGTATGCCTTTGTACGTGTTAAGAAAGATCTTAGCACTGCATGGTTCTTAGGTAGTAAGGATAAGATAGAGTACTTTGATAAAGCTGTGTTTAAAAAGAAAGGCGATAAAGATGGTGACAATAACTTTGTTATCAGGTCTGATTGTTATAATATGGCAATTACTGAATTGGATCAACCGAATTAGCAGGGAGAAGTAGTATGCGTAGAGGACTAAACAAGAATGATGCACCACTAAAGATACAGTGGCGTAGAGGTTACGATGCTTTCTATAGGGGAGCAAAGTATACTAACCCATACAAAGAAAACTCCATGCAATCTAGAGAGTGGGAACGTGGTTATAACAAAGCCTACTTTGAGACACTACGAAAGGTAAAGCATGAAGAGCAACTTAGAACAGTCAGCACTTAACTGGTTAAAGGAGAGATATGCAATGTTAGATTTTAATGATTACCAAAAGATCGCACAGACAACAGCTATATATCCACGAGAATATAGGATTACGTATCCAGCTTTAGGTTTGGTTGGGGAAGCAGGTGAGGTAGCTAATAAGGTAAAGAAACTTATTAGGGATGGTGAAGATACCATGCCTCACGATTGGAAGGAACAACTAGCATCAGAGATAGGTGATGTAATGTGGTACTGTGCAGCACTGGCATCTGATCTTGACATGTCGTTAAGTGTTATAGCTAAACAGAATAAGGATAAGCTAGAAGCTAGGTTAAAGAAAGGTACGATACAGGGTAGCGGAGATAAACGCTAACGAGATAGCAGTTTTGCAATTTCAACAGCTTCAGAAAAATGATCAACAGAGGGTTCTTCCCTTTGTTGTTCTACTACTGATCTTCCAAATTTATCTTTATACATTTCATCTGCTAATGCACGTTGCTGTGCTGATAGCTTAATCCAATCACCTCTAGTAAATGGCGTTGGACCTCGTGAACCTTGTATATCTCTACTGTCCATCCTACCTAGCATCTCTGCTAACTTCTTAGCCTCTGCTAATTGATCATTTATTATCAGCTTCTGTTCATTCTTAGTTGCATCCTGATAGTACTTAGAGTCAACTATCTCTCCTAGATCCTTCTCAACAAAAGAACCTAAATATTTATTTACAAAAGCTGATGCTCTCTTGTCTCCTGTACGTGGTGTGAGTGTGTAATCTTCTAAGCCATGTTTAAGTAATTCATTTTCTATTTTACTTCTACGTTCTACTGAAGATATACCAAAGAATAATCTCATTACAGGACTTTGTAAGTAACGATCTCCCTCTCTAGTTGTTTGCTCTCTTACAGGCAAGGACTTCTGTAAGAATGGCATGTTGTTGTATAGCTTCTTCTTAGCTGCATCAAAGAATCTTTCTTCTGGTGTAACACCCTCTACCTGTGAAGCATCTCTTACTACTGCTTGTTCATCATCAAAGATTGCTAACGCATCTGTGACTATCTTAGCAGGTGTAGTAAATCTAGATCCCATCTCTCCTGTATACGCACCAAACTTATCTGCCAGTTCTTCTGCTTCGATACCTTCAGTAACACCCTTGTACATAATTTCTATCATGTCATCTACCGCACCACCATACTGACCCATTCTAAATCTAGTACCTATTATATTCTCTTTTGTTTTACTCCAACTAATTTCATCAAATTTATCTAGCTTAATCTTAACGAATACATCAGCTAATGTTAGTATGGGAGCAAAAGGCCAGAATCTTCTAACGTCACTAGGTTTACCATCCTGTCCTCTAATTTCATGTGGTTCTATATCCTGATTCTCCATACGATATTTGAAAGCTGCGTACAATCCTGCCGTACCAACTACAGACTTAGAAAATTGTGTTCTGGCTTTAGCAAAATCTGCTTGGGTAGTAGCATCATTCATTTGCTTACCAAACCTTCTATACATAGCGTTAGTAAAGGTTGCAGCAGCATTAACACCACCTACAGGACTAAAGGATAGCTGGTGTGCCATTGCATTAACCATAAATCTAGCATAAGGAAGTTCTCCAGTACCCAATACAGGTACAAAAGGTAACTTCTCTACAAACTTAATAAAAGTGTGGGCTATATCCTCAGTGCGTCCACCTCCCTGTGCTATAGTACGTGGCATAGCAGCAAAGGTAGCTTGTAATGCATCTCGCTGTGAATTTTTTAATACACTAATAGGTAGCTCTTTACCTTGTGCTTGTACTGTATCAAAGTCTAGACCTGCTCTTCTTAGATGTTTGTCTACTGAAGCAGAGAATACTGCCTTACGTGCATACACATCCTGTATTAAGTTTAGTGTGTTAGCCATACGTGTAAATTTACTAAGTCCTTCATCTCCTATTTCACCAAGAGATCTGTCTATAGTTCTTGCTAATGCAGGATTAGTACGTAGCATATACTCTGTCATCTCAGAAGCTAACTGCGGATCATCTAGGTATGCTATAGTTCCAAATGTGTCTTTTACTAAATCCTTAAAACCTTTCTTTGTTCCTTGTACAGAGGCAGTACCTTCTAATATAGATTTAGCAGACTTACCGAAATGATATAGTGTACTTTCTACTGCATTAAAAGCTACTTGCATTGTTTGCGTTGCTGCTAAAGTAGCTAAGTTACCTGCTGTTGTACTGAATCTCGTAACAGCTAGTGCTCTACCTTCTCTATCTAAACGCCTTACACCATCCCAGATATAACCAAATATATTAGTAGAACTAGCCTGTACACCTGCTAACTCATCTAGTCTCTTTACAAATTCAGGATGTAGCTCTCTTAGTTTCTTTAATCTCTGTCCCATAGGAGCTAGTGTAGCTAGTGATTTACCAGCATCACTATACGTTACACCTACTATAGCCTCAAATATTTCAGGAGTTAAACCTGCTTTGGATATTGCTTTATCTAATAGATCTGGATCTAATTCCTGTGCTTCAGTAGAACGTATGATATTACGCACAACCTCATTAGCTTTCATGTTCGCCTCTATACCCGGAGGTGTTGTGCCTCTAGCTGTATAGTCATCAAAGATAGTCAGTGCTACTTTATTAATCCTATTAAGAATATCTGTTCTTACTTTAGATTCAACTAGATCTATATTATCTACATTGCCTAGTATCTCTAGATATTCTTTTGCTTCTACTGGATCAAATATTTCATCGGGTGCTTCTTCTCCTGCTTCTTTTAATACACTATCGGATTGTTGTTTGGCTACTTTTTCTGCTGCTATTTCATCAGCTTTAGTTTTCTTAACCTTTTCTCTAAATGCCATACGCTCAGATAGATCAGCAAAATCACCTCGCTGTTGTAGCCCAAAGCCTAAAGCACCAGCCGCTGCACCAACTCCTCCAATGATAGCACTTCTACCTAAATCTATATCCACATCTTCAAAATCTAAATTGGCCTGTTCAATACGTTGCATTCCTATATCCTGACCAGCTTGCAATGCACCTTCAGTTACAGCACCTATTTTCATACCTCTTTTTAATCCGATTTTTTTAGCTTCTTTTAGTGCTGCTTCTCTACCATACTTCATTAATGTTTGTTTAACACTTGCAGTTGCAGCCTTACCAAAAAATTTACCGAATAAACCACCTATTAAATTCATAGGTTCAGATACAGTATAGAATAAGTAATCAAGCATAGCACTGCCAGTATTACCACCACCTTCCTGATAAAAATTAGGTAGGTTATTTTCTACGTCTATATATAAATCTAAAAATTCATCTCGTTCTTCAGGAGAAGCAGTACGTATCCAATCAATCATGCCCGATTGATCTATAGTATTCTGTTCTATAGCTCTTTTAAATGTTAAAAATCTTTCAAAGTATTCTTCGTTAGTTTCACCTTCTTGTTGACCACCTTCTTCACCATATTTACTTTTATCAAAACGTCTAATCTTATCCATTATTTCTGGATTACTAATATATTCTAGTTTAGATATTTTACCTTGTTCTACATCTTCTTCATCTGCACCTATAGCAGGTAGATTATCTAAAGATTCTAGGTTAAGCGCACTACTAGTATCTTCATCTATAGAAGGTAAGTTATCTAATGTTTCTAGATTAGATACATTATCTTGTTCTTCATCTATTGAAGGTAAATTATCTAAAGAAGAAAAATCTAATGCCATATTAATTAAACCTTCGTTTCATTTGTCCTGTAGGAACTCTATTTGTAGGTATAGCTACTGGTTTTTCATTAGATGTATCTTCAAATTCCTTTGCTATTTCTTCAGCCTCTTGCATACTTACTTTTAAGTTACTAGACATTTTTTGTATAAAGATATTATAATCTGCACTAGCAGGTCTATTTTTTACCTTATTGTATTCAGTACGATATACTGCTAATGCAGTTGGGTTTTTTGTAAAGTATGTATTTAGTTTTGGCATAGAAAAAGTGTCAATGATTTTTTTAGGTTGTTGTTGTTGTTGTGCTACTATAGGAGGTTTTGGTGTATCTGTATTATTAGGTTGTTTTACAACAGATGCACTTCCACCTGCTGATGGGCCTAAATCATCTACTCCACCTCTTTCTACTTTACCTACATTAATAGTAGTATTATTATTATTAACAGCATCTGTAGGCAACCCTAATATTTCACGTATGTTAGTTATTTTTAATTGTAAATTATTATATGCTGTCACTGAATTTTGATCTTTACCATCAATCACTAAATTATTTT